TTTCCTGTCGAGTTCGATATGAGGCCCGTCCTTGAAGGTCCGCCAATCGCCGCCCCAGACGATGGGCACCTTGAGTTCCTGCGCGGCCTTCTTGAAAGCGTCCGCCACCGGCTTGAACGCAGGCCATTTCCATGTGATTTGCCCACCGACGACGGGAACGAAGTCGATAGCGTGACCCGTCAGGTGGCGCGACTTCATGGTCTTCGACGCGCCCTTGGCGACCAGTTCTTTCTGGCGCTCGACCGTGCGCAAGCCTTCGGTGATAATGAACGGCGTCGGGCTAAGTTCAGCGGCGCGCTTGACCACGCGCACAAGGTCGCCGTGCACGCCTTTCAGCGCGGCGAGGCTTCGGGTGTTGAGCATGGCTAGTAGGCTTCGGCGTAATATCGAACGCGCCAGTTTGCGCCTGTAATGGGAAAAGAAGCGCCCGTGGTTTTATTGTGGATGCGCCATTGGATGACGTTGGCTTGACGCACGTTTAAGTTTGTTGCGTCTGGTGTCGCAGTCCAGCCCGATGCCGAGGCGCCGTCAAAGCTAGCGTTTGACCAAGTGACCACGTCGTTTAACGAGTAACCACCCTCCACAGATGCACAGCGAAGTTCAGAATAAACAACAACAGGCCGGACACCCAATCCATGCGGCAATGTATTGAGGGCAGCAGACGAAATAGTCTGGTCCCCGCTGTAATACAAATACCGCCCCTGCACCGTCAGCCACTGCCCGCCGTCCGAAATAATCGTGACCCGCGACATGCCGAAGGTCTGCCGCGTGGTTGCCCCGTCCAGTGTCTCCGAACCGTTCGGGTCAATGACGACAGCATAATCCGTGGACGAATTGACCACGGTAATCGACTGCCCCACCATGGATGCGGCGGAAGGAAGGGTCAAAGTCGCCGTTGCCGAGAGGGAGCCGAAGTAGATAAACCCGCCTGCGTTGGCCGTTGTCGCGCCGTAGTTTCCGGTCGCGGTGACAAGGGGCAAGGCCACGCTGCGCGCACTGACACCGCTGGCCCGCTGGTAACTGACACACCGCCAGTTCGACCCGGTGGCGTCCTGCGCCGCGTCGTTGATAAATTCCGCCACGTCGCCCGCCACGGTCGTGATATTGACCGCACCCGGCAGAATGAAACTGGTGCCGTTGTGTGTCAGTTGCAGCGCCCCAGCAAAGCGCAACGATACCCGCCGCCCGCCCGAGCCGGTCGATATACCCGTGACCGTGGTCGTGCCCGTGACCGTAAACACCCCACCCCCCGTTGCCGGAAGCGAAAGCGTGCTGGCCGACGCAAGGTCAGTCCCCCGCTGCCAGAGACCCGCAAGCGCGTCGGGCGTCACCGCCTTGGTCGCGTCGGTGCCCGTCAGGACTTCAGACACATTGGCGGCGTTGATAAGGCTGTCCACCCCGCCTTCAAGAATCCAGGCGCTGTTGGCAGCATTGCGGCGGTAGACATTCCCGTCCGTCGTATTGTGATAGCGCAGGAACGGATAGGCGGTCGCTGGCGCACTGGCCACGCTGATAATCTGGCTTGTCCCGTCCACCGGGTCCAGCGTGTCAATGGCCACGTCGGCACTGGTGGTCAGCACCACCTTGTATCGCCCGGCGACGAGATAGATATCCCCGAAGCGCCCGTTCGCGTCTGCAACCACAGGGTTTGCATTGACGCTAGTCAATCCTGCGTCGGAATAAGTAGCCTTCGGGGTGGTGGTTCCTGTTTCATAGAAATAGGCTTTTGCGGCAATATGCGGTGTGCCGTTGCCGTCAGAAAGCTGTTGGCCGGAAAGCCAGAAGAGTTGAGCCATGGGACTGCCCTTTAATGGAGTGTTCTAGATGCCGATGTGGCGACAGATAGCCGCCCCGCTGATTATGGTCGGCGGCTTTGGTCTTATATTTGTGCTGTTTGGCACTTACGGCCTAGCAGGCGCTTTTCTTGGCTTGCTGCCAACGTACTTTGCGTTCGGGGTCGGCCTTGGTTATTGGTGGGGCCACCCGTCAGACCAATACGTCATTGAACTTATGCGCATACTGCGTGCGCGCGGAATTATTCAGTAATTGCCTGCTGAATGACTGACTGATTTGCACCAATGGTGCCAGCAGTCGTTCTGGCACCAAGCACTCGCGCCAACTCATTGGATGACGAGCGAGCATCTAGCGCAGCCTTCAAGCGCAAAAGCATCTCCTGCGCTTTTTGCCCCTTTGTTTGTGTGAGGGCATTCGCAATGTCGCTGTACAGCTTATCCTCAAGCGCCAATCGCTCTTCAGGGGTGGCCCGCAACAGAACCTGGAAAATACGCTTTGTTGCCTGACCAACGCTGCCTTGCTTCAGCAACTCCAGAACGGAAGAGCCGCCCAAGGCATTGACTTGATTTGTCGTAGCAGTGCGCGCGTATGTCTGAGAACCTTTTGCCACTGCCTGCTTCATCTGCGCAGCCTTGGCAAAGCGTCCAAGTTGCCCATAAAAGGCTCTAAATTCACGGTCGCCCAACACCAGTTTTAGCTTGTTGCGCGCATTCCTTGACGAAAGCTCGCGGATTGTTTTGGTCAGCTCCTCCGGCCCAACATCCGCATCGTCCGACAAGGCTTTGACCCGACCGAGCACGTTGTCGAGATAATCACGAATACCCTTCCTGACCGCCTCTGCTTCAGGCTTGGTTGCGCCCTTTAGTTGCATCACAACATCGTCAACGCTTGTTGCGTCTGACAGTACAGTGCGCCCAAATTTTAGCGCCGCGACTTCACGCGCAGGCTCTGCCGCAGTGTCGAGGGCGGCTCGATACGGCTTAACATTGTCCGCAAGGGTATCGCGCACCAAGTTTGACAATCTCTCCAGCGCCCTTCCCATTTTTGTTTGTCCGCCAAGTTGGCCCATGCCGTCGCCTTGTGCAGCGAGAGCGTCGAGAGCCTCTTTGACGTAACTCATCTGGCGCATGTCGGGCATGGCCTTGAGCGTAATCGTTCCATCATCTGCAACCTGAAGCAGGCGCTGTAACGATTCGTCTCCGTCCACCTTCATTAGTTTGGCCGCATATCCCCAAGCCTCGCCTGGAATGCGTTTAAAAAGGCCCTCTAGTTTTTGGCCCGACGCATTTGCGTAGTTGATTGGTTGCTTGAATGCGGCTTCATACGCTTCGTTGCGCGCCTCAGCGGTCCCCGACCGGATGGCAGTCATTCGCTGCCCAATGCCGACCGGCTTGCCAAGCGTGTTGTCTAAAGTCTCGCGCACCATACCGTCAGCACGGGCCAGCCTCTGGGCTATGGCCTCCCGCGCCGCTGTTGCACCCGGCCCGCTGCGCTGCAGGGCCGTGTCGAGAAGCTGCATAGAGGAATCGCCAGCATCTGCCAGCATGGCGTCTGCCCCACCCCTTGCTATCCTGTCGCGGCCTTTGGTTGTCAGTGTGTCGTCGGCTGCCAACTGACGCAGCAAGACCTCTGCCGCATCGCGGCTGATGCCGAGCCTTTTTAGCATTGCGTCCGAGGCAATAAAATCTGTTACCTTCTGCGCGCCGCCCGCAATGGCACCCCCGACGTAAGGTGAGACAAACCCAAGAGGGCCTGCAAGCACCGCACCAAAAGCAGCATTTCCTGCCCGGTTGCCAAAGCCCCCCTCCCCGCGCGTAAACATATCTGCGGCACCTATGCCCGACGCAATCGCACCTGTCTTTGCTGCCTGCCCAAGCGTTGGCATTACGATGCGGGCTGCTTTCTCTGTTTGCGTTGCAGTGCCGCCCAAACCCAGCGCACGGGCACCGGCAACCGCCCCCGCAACACCGCCGCCTATCTGCGTTGCCGTGTTTAAAGCGCCAAACTGCTTTTCATTGTAGCGGCTTCGGGCGCGCTCATAATCCAGATTCTCTTGGTAGTCTCCGCCGCCGATGGGATTCAACGAATTGAGAAACGCGCTCGTTTCGTCGATACCGCCAAAAGCCCCGCTAGCAAAATCGCGGACAAAATTGTCGGCTGCGTTGAGCACACCTTGTCCGAAATAATCTTCGCTATTCGACGCACGCTGCTGCTCCTTGTTCACATAAGCGTCTGCAATGCCCGCCAGTGTCTGCTCATCTGCACCCGCCTTGCGCGCCTCGCGGTACTTCGCCTGAATGTCTGACAAACCCATGCCCTTGAAGGGGTCGGCAGGCTTGCTGTTCTGTGACGTAACAAACTGCACCAATTCGTCCTGCGAAGGCTCAACACCGTCAGGCGTCGAAACTTCAAATTCCTGCCCGTCAGGTGATGTAATCCGATACTTTGGCATCAGTTTCCAACCTTGTTCACAGACCAGCCGCTTGTCTTGCCTGCAACAGCGGGGTTTGGCTTGCCGGTCGCAGCACCTTGCGCTGGAGGATTTCTGTATGCGTCAACACCAGCTTGCTGAAGCCTGTCATCATTGATGTTGCGCGCTCGATTTATAATCGACTGAACAGTCCCAAGCTGCGCGTTCAACCCTTTCGTACCGCGCGCCATCTGCATGACACCCGTAGGGTCTTCGACAATCTTAGTCATCAGCATATAATCTGGACCGTTCAACACACCCAACTCATACAGGTTCTTCATCTGCATCAGCAGGTCGGTGTGCATTGTTTCAACGCTTGAAACTTCCGCGCCTCTTGTAAGCAGACGCCCGCCACTTGTGGTCTTACCAAGAGCCGTCGTATATGCTTTCAAGCTATTCTCCAGCTCGTCAATCTGTTTGTTGCTATTTCGTATCTTGCTTAGTTCTCCGGGCTGCAGCCTCGCCGGGTCACCCGGACCGCCAGGGATTGCGACAAGACGAGAGCCATCAGGACTATAATTGTAGCCAGAGGGTGCATTTGGCCCGCCACCACCGCGCATGCTTGCCGCCGCCGCCGCGTAAGATTGCGCCGCGTTTGCGTTTGACGCCCTCACTTGGGCGTTGGTCCGTATTTCGTCCAGCTTGTAGCCGCGCTCTTTCCACTGCTGCTCGAGTTGGTCGCCAATGCTCATGGACTCGCTGATAATGCGGTCGCGCTGGTCAAAGCCGGGAACCTCGCCGTCCATGCCCAATTCGCGCATAACCTGTGCTGCACCTGCGGCCCACTTCTCAGGGGTATTAAGTGCCATGGCCGCGCGCGCGAGCGTGTCCTTGCGCCGCATGGCCTCTTGCAGTTGGCGGTCGTCCATTTGCCACTGGAACTGCTGGTCTGAACGCTGGTCCGCACGGTCCTGCCGCATGCGCTGGCGTTCGGCTTCCTTCTGGGCCTCCTGGCGCTCAAGGCCAGACTGATAGGCATTCAGGAAGTTGCCGACAATGTTGGGCTGCTGAATTTGCATGTATTAGCCTCCGGGGGGCTGGCTGAAGTAATTCGACGGATAGCGCATGGTGCTCATGGGCACCTTGGAAACCGTGGGCGCTTGCGGCTTATCAAACCACCCGCCCTGATAAGCCCCATACATTTGCGCGCCCTGACTGAGCGCGTTGTTGATACTGTTGCCCATGTTGATATAGCCCTGCGCCCGTGCATTGCCTGCGGCCTGATACGCATTGGCCTGACCCGACGCGGCGTTCGCACCAAACTGTCCGGTCTGCGTGGCAGCACCCGCACCCGTATCCACCATGCCGCCCAAGCGGCTGAGGTAGTTGTTGAAGTCGCCGAGATAAAGCTGGCCCGTGCGGTCGCCGATTTCCTGCGCGGTCGCGCCCGAGAACAGGCCCCCGCGTGCGGCGCGCGAAGCGTCTACAGCGCCGACCGTGTCCTGCACCATGCGGGCGAGGAACGGGCTTTGCGTGTAGCCCTGAAGAGCAGCCTGATAGGCGTCCGGCCCTCCCATGCCAAGCAAGTCACCATAGCGGCCCAAGGCGGTAGCACCCGTGTCACGATAGGGTGCAAGGTCGGCGCGTGTCTGTTCGTACTGCTGGCGCTGAATGTCTGCAGACTGCTGTGCGGCTCTCTTCTGCGCGCTTGCGGCCTTGTTCCCGGCAGCAATACTGGCACCCGCGCCGATTGCGGCGCTTCCGACAATGGCAACTGCGACCATGTTTAATCTCCAATGTACTTGATAAAAAGCCTTTCGGCCTCGTCCCACCCGCTGCGCTCAAAGAGCCTTGAGGCGTCACGGGACAACTTGGTTCCTGTAAACAGGCGGCGCACACCGCGTGCCTTCAGCGCATGTTCGGCACTGGCAAACAAGTTCGCGCCATTCATCCAAAGCCTGTACGAAGGCTTCAGGTAATAAAGGTCGTAAAACGCGCTGAGACACGACTTGTAGTGCAAGTGCGGCCTGACAATCGCAGTCAGATACCCAACGCAAACGCCACGGTCACGGCCAACCGTCACATGAAGCTGACCCGTGTCTGCGAGCCTTGCGTATTCGCCGTAATCCGGGTCAAGCGGGACGCAATCCTTGTGCATGCCGACTTCAAGCCAATGGTCTGGCCATAGCTGTTCAAGTTCGGCAACCACGTCGTGCCAGTTTTCAGTCTGAAACGTCACAGGCATGGGCGAATGTCGACGATAAGGGCAAGGCGGTCGTCGGCGCTGTTGTTCAGCACTTCATGCTCCTGCGAATTGTCAAACCACCAGATGTCGCCGGTCTTCATGAACACTTGTTCGTCCCCTGCCCGAAACACAACACCAGGCAGGGACTGAAGTGCAATTTGGTATCGCTTGTAGTACCTTGCGTGCTCTCCGCCGTCGACGTGCGGATGAATGCGCTTTCCCGGTCTCAAGCGCGTGATAAGCACTCGCCCCAGACGCTCGCCTTCCACTTGCCGCATAAGGCCAAACACAATGCTGCGCACGCCCTGAATCTGGTTCAAGGCCGGATAGTTCTGGCTTTCGTGGGCGTCCACAATGTCTTCGGCGCGAAGTGTGTCAGATTGAAACCGCAGCCATATGTCGTCACATTCGGCGTGGGGCGTGCCAGGATATACACGACGAAGGTCGTTGGTGTTCCAAAGGTCGGGGCGTGTCTGCAAGGCATGCACGATTGCGACCGTGTCAAGACCTTCGCAAAGCCTGTAAAAGTTTTTCACCGCACCCTCACGATAAAGCCAACGTCATTGGGAATAGTAACGGTCGTGGCCGTGGTGACATAGGCAGCGTCGGTCTGGGCGTAGTCCCAGAGGTCGGGATAATCCGCCTTCGACACAACCTGTCCGGTCTTGGCCAGAAAGCGCGCGTTGGGCGTGCCTGCGTATTTGATAGACCCACCCACCGGAATAAGGCTTTCCTCATGGTCGAGAATGGCCTGAAGAAAGCCCAAGACTTCCCGGTTGTCCCCATGCAGCTTTGCCGGCACGTTGGGCCTGACGCGGCGCACCATGGGTTCAGTACCCGTCCAGCATGCGTTGACGGGCCTGCATGCGCGCGGCGTCGTCCATGCGCAGCATGATACGCTGGTTATTGATTGCCATGTTGCCCGCCCCCCCGGCCATGGCCGCGCGGGGATCCTGCCCGCGCTCCCGCCCAAACAATGCAAGGAAATTCTGGAAGGGTGACGATTGCGGGCGCGGCATGGGTTGCGTGTTCGGCATGACACCCCGCGCGCGCGCAATGTAATCACGAATGCTTTCGGGCTGGGGCTGGGGCGCGCCTTGCGGAAGCGACCCCATAAGCGCCTGGCGTTCGGCTTCCCGCTGCTGCTGGTAATACGCTTCCAGTTCCGCTTCCTTCTGCATGGCCTGAAGCCTTTGCATGTCATTGGCGTTGATACCGCCCTGACCGTTGCCCAGTTTTGAAAGCATGTTCGGCATTAGTTGGTTCCCACCTGAATATCTGCCCACGCGCCGAGAAACACGGCCTTCACCGGGTCGGACACGCGAAAGCGAATAATGCGTTGACGATAGCTGCCGCAGGCAAACCACACCGCGCGCCATTTGTTTTGCCCCACTGGCCCCATGGCCGCAGGGCGCGGGTCAGACCACGTTCGCCCGCCGTCGTCGGAATAGCACATGAGCACCTGAGGGTTAGACCCCTGCCCCGTCACCAACCCCACCCCGGCTTCGATATCCAGTTCCAGACGCGGCATGAAGGCCCTGCGCCCGTCATGGTGCAGTTGCAGGCTGGTGGCTTCTCGGACGAGGCCCATGCCCCCTTCGGCATAGCTGTCGGCCAAGAGTTCGTAGAGGTTCCCGTCGCTGGAGCCGACCACCTGGCGCTGGCCGTTCAAGGTCAGGTTGCGCGCGTCCCAGCCCCCCGTCGCGTCCGACCCCATGGGCCAGGTGCCTGACTTCCGGTAGGACCAGAGGTTGGTCGATATGTCCCACGCAAAGGACCATTCGTTGGGCAACGTCAGCACATAAAACAAGTGCCCGCGCTGCTGGTAGGTGAAGGCACTGAGCGCCGAGAGGTCGGACACCTGTTCCAGATAGTTGTCCACTTCCGGCGGGCTAATCTTGCGCGGCGCGTAGCCTTCGGCGCGATAGACGCTGACCCCGCCCGCCCGTCCGTCACGCCCCACCCATGTCAGGCCACTATCAACGACCACAGCCGTGTCACGGGCAACGCAGCCGATATTGGCCGCAGCCGTTGCGGTCTTGGCGAAGGCATTCGCCCCGCTGTCGCCGGTCGGGCCCCACCATTCAACGGAACGTGAGCCCAGCAATGCCACGTCATTGGCAACCGCACGAATGGCGACCAGATTGTCGCTTTCCGCTTCGCCGGTAGCGAAGTTGTTGGCCGGGAACGTCGTGTCGTTGATTAGCTTCCAGCGAAAGCGCCCTGAGTTCGCGACCGATATCAGCGAATAGCTGGCAATCGACGTGCAGCTTGACGCCTGTTCGAACCCACCCCCCGAATGTTCACTCAAGGCCAAGGTCGGCACGTCAAACTGGTAGGATTTGATTTCGCCGACGATATCAATCTGCGCGCCGTTGTAGGCCATATCGACCGGCAGACTGCCTTCAATGGTGCCGAGCGCCGTGGTCGAGCCACCGCCCGTCACTGCATGAAGTGTAGTGCCGACCACCACATAATGCTGGTCGCCCGCCGTGATTTGCCCCCGCACTTGCCCCCCGCCAATCGTGGAGAAAAGATTGCGTGTCGGCGTGCCATAGCAGACAAAGTCCGTGCGCCCTTCGCCTTCGACCGGCTCGCCATACATGTTGACGAGCGAGGTCATGCCCGCCGATTTCGACCGACCGACATTGAAGGCTCGCCCGAAGGGCACGCGGATACGGGGCATTAGGACCAAATCACCTGAATGTAGCCATTGAACCCGGCGTCATTGGCGGTCGAAGCAAAAGCCCCGTCGCCCGGACTGCCACCCGTCGTCCCGGCCAAGGCCCCGGAGAATGTCGCCCCGCCCGCCCTTCCCGGCGTGCCCGCTGCTTCTTCACCGGGCGGCGTGGCCACATAGCCCGAACCGCTTTGGCCCGTGATATTGGTGTCCCCGCCTGAGGCCGTTCCGCCAGTTCCGTCCGCAAGGTTGGTGCCTTTGTTCCCACCATTGCACGTCACCGACACGGCAGAACCGTTCAGGGTTCCGGATACCGTCGTATTGCCACCATTGTTGCTGGCCGACCCTGACCCAATCGCGACAGTGAGCGTGGTTCCCCATTCACCAGCCAGAACCGCGCGCGTGAGGTAGGCAAAGCCGCCCCCGCCCCCTGCCGACCCGTCAACAGGGGACACGCGCCCAAAAGCGGCCCCACCCGCCGCCTGCGCCCATATCTGCACCGTCGTTGCACCATTGGGAATGGTAATCGACGTGGTGCCGGGGAAGTAAAGTTCGCCCATGTTGAAAGGCTGTCCGGTAATGACGACGCCCGTCATGACGACAATCCGGTGCTGCCGGTGATTATCCAGGTGTTCGTTGCCACCTTGCGCAAGGTTGCGGTATTGCCGCGCGCCAGCGTGCGGGTGGCCGGGTCTGCACCCAGCGTGCCCACCCCGTCACCGCGCACAATGACGACACTTGCGCCCTTCGCAATCGTGACCGTGGTGGCTGTGGCCGAGCCGCCATTCGTATTATCCAGCAGAATGGTCGTGCCAATTGGAAATGCTACTGTTGCATTAGCCGGGACCGTCCACGTCTGGGCCGTGTTGTCGCCCTTGTAAATCACCTTGCCATTGTCCGACAAAGTCAGCGTATAGCCCGTGCCCCCCGTGCGGGTGTTCATGGGCGTGCCACGAAAGCCGACCGTCCGGTCACTGGTGGACCCGGTGTCGGAAATGTCCACGTCACCCGTGGCGCTGTTCTTGACCACACCCATGTCAGGGCACCGAGACAAGGTTGGAGTAAATGCCGGTCGGCGAACCCGTAATGAGCACGCGCACTTCAGCGTCGGCCCCGAGTGTCACTTCAAGGAACCCGTTCGCCGTGAGGCTGGCCCCCGTGATATTCGTCGCCGTGCCGTTGGCGTTCTTCGCCTGAAGCTGCAAGGTCGCCGCGTTGAACGTGCCTTCCGCTTCCCAAATGTAGTCACCACCCTTCACGGTGACATAGTTCCCCGTCGCCGCTGCATTGCTGAGTAGCGTCAGGTTTTCGACATAGTAGGTATTCATGGACATTGCGTGTGTTCCTTCAGAAATAGTCCGTGACTACGGGTTCCTTGGCTGACCGTTGGCTGACATGCCGTTCGAGAAGGCGATAACCCGTGTCGCCCAAGGCATAGGGGATTTCGCTGCCCGGCCCGCGCCCATAGATTTCCGCGCACTGGCCCGCAATGACCTGCGCGTAAGGAAGCGCAGCCGCGTCGGGAATGGCACTATCAATCCAGTAAACCAGACCCTCTTCAATCAGCCATGCCCGCACCTTGTCGGCCCGCCGTTCAATGCGGTCCCGGTCGTCTGCCGACAACGCTTGACCCGGACCAATCAGGCCCAGTTCCTCGCCGACCAACTGATAGAGGTCTGTGTTCGTGATTGTCATTCGGCAGCCTCTTCAACCACGACCTTGCGGGGCCGTCCGCGCTTGGGCTTCGGCGCGTCGAAGACGTTCTCGACCATGACCGTGTCAGCCTCTTCGTCCATGGCTTCGAAAAGCGGGTGTCCCTTCAGCTTGGCAATGGCCGCAGGGTCAGTGACGACCACCCACACACCGACCGGGAATGTGTACCCGTACGCACGGGTTTCCGCTGGCACGTCGTCTGGCTTCAAATAGCCGCCTGTGAATCTGATAAGCATGGTTTCTCCGTCGCAAAAACGGCCAGGGGCGGACATAAGCCCGCCCCCGTGCCTTCATTGTTATGGCAGAGCCAGAATGGTCCCAATCATGCCAAGGCTAATCGTGCCAGAGGTTGGCACCGTGCCACCGGGGTTTGCAGCCACAGCGCCGGTGATGACCGTCTCCGCCGTGTACACATAGCCAGCACCCGTGACTGCGCTGGAAAACGCAGCCGTGCCCGTCTGACCGATATTTGTCGCCGCAAAGAGACGGTCAGCGTCTCCTGCGTCACCGACATTATAGGTCAGCGTGGTTGCGCCGTCCAAGTCAGTCGAACGCAGAACGCTTGAAATCAGCACGAAGCCCTTCGGCACCTTGCCAAATTCAAACGTGTCCGCCGTCGTCAGTGCCGCTGTCACCGGCACTTCGAACCAAAGAACGATTGCGTTCCCCGGGTGAGGACCAACGCCCACGTTGGGGCTGTTGGCAAGCTGCCTGCTTTTATACAGAGCCATGAGTTGAGTCCTTTCTAAAATTAATCGCCAGTGCCCGAGGTATATACGGTCACAATCCCATGTTGCTTCGACGCCGAGCTTGCGCCCGTCGCAAAGTGCAGCTTGGCAATGCCCCGCAGTTCCTCGATTGCAACGCCAGGACGGAACTTGTAGTCGCCCGTCGTGTCGGTAATCGGCGTTGGCTCCTGACCCCACGCAACCGCCATGGCCTGCTGGCCGCAGAGGAAGTTGGGTTCGACCGAAATCGAACCGTTACCCGCCGCCGCAAACCTCGCCGACGTGGTAATCAGCGTCGAGATTTCCTCAATCTGACGGACGATGACGCCGTCATAAATGAGGTCGCCATCCTGGAACAGCGGGTTCGAGTTCATGCCGCCACCTTCACGCGCGCGCGCGTCACGGTTGGCATTTATCATGACGCTGTCGTTCTTCAGGTCGCGGAACGAGCGAGCGCCCGCGAACATGACGAAGTATTCGCGCCCGTCTTCCAGACGGAACGGACGAATGGCAGGGCTTGCAGCCTTGGCCATGCGCTTGGCAAGCGAAACCACCGAAGCGGTCAGCTTGTCGTTCGTCGAGTCAACGGCACCCAGACCCGTGGCATGGTTTGCGTTCCAGTTTCCCGTGGCTGACCCGAAGAGGATACGGTCCTGGTTGGCAGCGCACCACGTATTGTAGTTCGCATCCGTCGCACCCGTCACCACGACGTTGCCGTCGCTGTCCACGATATCCGTCGCCGGAACCGAAGACGTGGTGACCGTCGGGCCTGCCATGTATTTAATCATGTCAGCCCGCAGCGTGTCCGAAGACCACAGCTTGAGCATGTCACGACCGGCATTCAGCAGGTCGATTTCGGTCTTGTACTGCGTGGACTTCGGCACCTTGACGGCGTTACGAATCCAGTCAACCGAAACAGCGCAGTTGTAGTTGCCAAGCTGCTCTTCCTTGCCGTCGAGAACGCCCGAACCACGCACACCGGCGGCGGTGAGTTTCGTCACCAGCGGGATGTTGATGGTCTTGCCGTTTTCCGAAGCAAGTTCGTACTTGGTCATGATGATGGAAGAAGACTTGCGGCCCATGTAGGGCAGGAATCCGGACTCGCGGACATATTCCGCGAGGTAGTCGCTCGACCACTTTTGCTTTTCCAAAGCGGACGAAAGAAGTGTCTCTGCCATGGCAGATGTTCCTTATGAACGGAACACCGCGTTAAACGCCTCCCCCGGCCCGACGGGCACGTTGGGGCCTTTGCCGCCCGCACTAGGTGCAGACGCCAAGCTAGGGCGTGGTAGCGGTGTCGATTGCGGGGACGGTGCAGATGTCCCGGCGTTCACCGCTTGTGTCTGGGGTTTGACATAGCCATTCGCTTCGGCCCATTTCTGGGCCCAGGCTTCAGGGTCGTCGTCGCCAATCTTCGACAAGCGCATGGAACGCTGGTGCTGCTGCACCACGAAGTCATAAGGGTCGACCTGACGTTGGACGGTGGCCCAGAGATGCGGATTGGTCTGCAGTTCTCCTGCAAGCCATTCCTCCGCAGCCTTGACCTTTTCAGCCCCATGCTGGCGCGAGGCCGTGGCATGGCTGATGGACGTTATGATTTCCCAGCGGTCACGTGCCCGTTGCGTTTCCAGTTGGCGGTTGAAGCCGTCCGGGTCTGCAATCGGGTCAATCAACTGCTGAGGCTTTTCAGCCGCTTCCACCTTTCGGCGATACTCTTCGAGTTCGCGTTCGAGGCGTTGGCGCTTTTCGCGTTCGTCCAGAACAGCGGCCATGGGTATGTATCCGGGCGGTGGCTGTACGGGCGCACCAACCGGCTGAACCGGGGCTGTGGTCTGGCTTTCCAGAGCGGGCGCTGGGGGCGGCGGCTCCGGGTTGGCAGGCGGCGCGGAATTGGCTTCCGGCGCGGGCTGCGTGTCTTCTTTCGGCGCGAAACGTCCTTGCTCGTCCCGTAGAAACGAGAGCTTGTCGTCTGTCATGTTTTCCCTTGGGTGTACGCCCGTCAAAGTCGGCGGCACTTCAAAACGCCCGTTCCTACGGCGGCGGCCCGTGTCTGCTGTCAGTGCAACAGCAACATGTCTTCGTCTTCGTCCTCGTCCGCTTCGCGTGCCAGGCGCACACGTTCACGAACGAGCCGATAAAATTCGTTGATTTCGTCCAATGCCTGCACCAATGCGGCGCGGGCGTCGGTATCAAGGCCGGTCGGCGCAAGGGCCAGCACTTCGCGTGCGGCCTGCTTGGCCTCTTCAGCCTGCTCGATAATCTCAGGCGGGGCGTCTTCAAGGTCGCGCCCCAGAATGTCCGCCATGAACTGGCGAACGTCGTCAATCTTGTCCCGCCGCTTGTTCCGGCGCTTGTAGGCGTAAGGGTCCCACCCGCCCTTCGAGCCGCCTTCGTCAACCGGCGTGCCCGAAAGCGTGCCGGTCGAAGACAGCGTCAACAGCCCAAGCGTGGCCGACAGGCTTCCCGATAGCCCCCCGCCCGTCAGCGTGCCGTCCGACACAAGGGTGAGCGTGCCCAAGGTCTTTGACAGCGTGCCGCTGAGGCCCGCCGCCAAGGTGCCCGAGGCTGACAGCGTGGCCGTGCCCAACGTGGCGGTCAGCGTGCCCGTCAGGCCATTGGCCAGCGTGCCGGAACCCGAAAGCGTCACCGCCCCCAAGGTCTTCGACAGTGAGCCGTTGATATCGCTTCCCGCTGCCTGCGGTCCAAGCAGCGTGAGAAGCGTCATGGAAGCCTAGCCTTCAGACGAGCGTCAGAAGCTGGTTGAGCGTGGCCTGCGTCTCGTCAATCCGGTTGTCGATGTCCGCGATTTGCTCCACGTCGCCGAGCGACACAGCCGAGGTGCGAAGCTGCGTGAGGTGCGCAAGCCGGGACCGGCAGAGGTCAATCAACTGTTGCACGCTCATGTCAAATCACCATCTGCCGAAGCATGACGTTGGACGTGTTCAGCACCATGTGGATGTAGTCGATTTCCGTGGCCCCGTCCTTGTAGGTCACGTCGAATGCCGTGTCGCCCAGAACCGCAGCGCCGTTCGGGTACAGCATGGTGTTCCAACCGTCCATGGATGACTGCGCAAAATCGTACCTGAACCAGCGGCCCGTCGCGTCCTTATGAATGTAGAGACAGTCATTGTTGTACACGTACTTGCTGCCAGTCGTGAAAGTTTCGACGGCAGGGCTGTATGTGATGGCACCCCAGCTATTCGCTGCAATATCGTAGCGGTCAAGCAAAGCACCAGCCGCCCCTCTGAACGAGTAAATGTAACGACCGTTCAGGATGGCGTTTTCATTTGTCCAATCGCTCGCCGACACACTGTGAACCCACTGACCTGACATGCCGACACCCGGTGCGGCACCGCGAGCAACGCCTGGCGTCAGCGTGGTCCAAGTGCCACCACTGATGCTATAGCGGTACAGAGTGACGGCGTTTGACCCCATGTAGTAGATGAAGTCGTCATTGCCCTCGATGCTGTAGGCCGAGTCGGTGCTTGGCTGCGTCGTCCATGCAGTGCCCGTTGTGATGACAGTCGCTGTGTTGCTGGCAATCGTGCGTATCTGCCCGGCACCCGTCCCGCTGACAATTCGAATCTGAGAGTTCGTCCACTGGTTGGTGGCCCAGTTCTTGGCGCTGTTGGTCAGCGTGGAAGCGCCGCCTGCCGTGGCAGTGCCCGTGGCAAATGCCTTGTATCCGTCGTCAATCCAAGATGGCGTTGCGATGAGGCGACTGTCTGTTCCGATTACGGCTGCCGGGGCTACGCCGTCCGTTGCTCCAGTTTCGGCAGATGTCCATACGTTCGTGGCAAAATCGTAAAACCTGAATATGTTGGCTGTCGTCGTGCCCGCAGAGGCAACAGCATTCAAGATATACCAGCGTGGGGTAAGAAGTCGGTAAGTGGTCGAGGCGCTGAACGCGCTGGCTTGTGCTGCGACAGTGATTGTTGCGTTGGTGCCGATTGTGTTGCTGACAATGGCCAGCGTCACACCGGCATTAGGTCCACCAGTGATGTGAATGCTGTA